TATGAAAAGAAAGTATTTACTAAAGATGGTAGAGAAGAATATATGAAAGAACAGGAGGAGTTAAAGAAATGAGTGAAGAAGAATTACAAGAACAAATCATACAACAGATTGAAGTTTTAGTTGAAGAATTAGATGGCACTATGTGCCAATCAACAAGGTGTAACAGTATGGGTAGACGGAGTAAAGTTATAGAGATAGAATATAATGTAGAAGGATAAAACTACATTATGAATATCTTTGTAACTGATCCATCACCAACTGTATCAGCACAAGTATTACCTGACAAACACGTTGTCAAGATGCCATTAGAATCTTGTCAGATGCTTGCTATTGTTTGCTCTGAAAAGTGGGGTCACGGATACGGTGAAATACACAAAAAAGATGGTGAACCATACAAAACAGATAAGGGTGCATTTAGAGGGCATCCTTGCACTATATGGGCTAATGAATCTAACATCAACGCTTGGTGGTTAGTCGCCCACGCTATGGCACTCTGTGAAGAGTATACACATCGCTATGGTAAAGTCCATAGTTGTGAGAGTACTGTCCTTGAAGCAGGACATTTAATTCCATTTACAATGGAAAGACCAAAATCATTCGCATTTGCAGGACCCGATGAGTTTAAATATGACACAAGCATTGACACTTTTACTGCTTACAAACGTTATATATCGTCCAAACCTTGGGTTGCATTTAATTATTTACGTGACCCATCCAGACAACCAAATTGGCTATGAAAGAATTTGACTATGACCTCGATTACAAAAAACTTGATTTTACAAATACGGAAACTCGTGAACTTTATCGTATTGGAAGGGGAGAGCAAGGAGTTCTACTGGTTCGCCCTTATACTAACATTATTTGTAATCATTGGAGATTCAAAACTCCTAGAGAAGCAATAATATCTTCTAATAAAATATTTGCGATGTATCTAGATTATCGTGATGAAGGAGACTTTATTGGTATGGATATGTGTCGTAAATTTTTAGAAATGGGATTTACTCGTGCCAGAAGATATGCTAATCATAACTCTGGTAGAAAATACAAAAAAGGAACTAAAGAAGTATTACCTCAAGAAGAAGATAACCTATCAAGTAAATATGCTGAGTCTGCAAGAGTATTTAAAAAGGTTCGTGACATTGTTGCAAAAAGCGATGTTTATGTTAAAATGAGAAAAGAATGGAGGGCAAAAGAAAATGACAGAGTTAATTGCTAAAGAAGACCCAAGGTATTTTTCACAAACTTCTGATAAACCTTATGATCGCCATCATTATAGAATAGTTTGTCAAAACAAATCTTTTGTGGTAGAATCTTGGGATGAGGTTCAAGAATATTGGTGGAATAATTGTCATTCACCTTGGTTTGCAGGAACAGTTGTTCACGTTATTGATAAACCAAAACCAAAGAAACAATCTAAAGGTTTTAAATGAATTTATTAGTCGCAGGAAGAATCACAGGTTCGGTGTTGATTATTTGTGCGTATTTTGTTATACTACATGTATCTACCTTTTATGGTGCGATAATGCACATTATTGCTGATATTATTTGTATTCCATTTTATATTCACAATAAACAATGGGATGTTGCAATTATGTTAGCATTTTTGATGAGTATAGCAATTAGCAAAGTTGCAATTTTATTATGAGTGATTTTATATGGGTTGAAAAATACAGACCCACTACAATTGATGAGTGTATTTTACCAAAGAGTATCAAACAAACCTTTCAGGATTTTGTTGGTAGAGGAGAAATACCAAATATGTTATTGTCAGGTCCGCCAGGCATTGGTAAGACCACAGTAGCAAAAGCACTATGTAAAGAATTAGGAGCAGACTATTATGTCATTAATGGATCGGATGAAGGACGTTTTCTTGACACGGTTCGGAACAACGCAAAGAACTTCGCATCTACCGTCTCTCTTACAAGCGAGTCGAAACATAAAGTCATCATCATTGACGAAGCAGACAATACCACTTCCGATGTACAGCTCCTTCTCAGAGCGTCTATTGAGGAGTTCTCCAAAAACTGCAGGTTTATCTTTACGTGTAACTACAAAAACAAAATTATCGAGCCTTTACATAGTAGGTGTTCTGTTGTTGATTTCTCGATTAATAAAAAAGACAAACCAACAATAGCAGCACAGTTTTTCTCAAGATTAACTTATATCTTGGAAGAAGAGAAAGTAGACACTGATAAAAAAGTGGTTGCACAACTCATCAACAAACACTTTCCTGATTGGAGGAGAGTATTAAATGAGTGTCAAAGATACTCTGTAAGTGGTAAGATAGATAGTGGTATACTTGTTACATTCTCAGATGTATCCGTATCTGAACTAATGAAGAATTTAAAGACAAAGAATTTTGCAGAAGTTCGTAAATGGTGCGTTGATAATCTTGACAATGACTCTGGTGTATTGATGAGACGAATATACGATTCTTTGTATGAAGTTCTTGTCCCAACTACTATTCCTGCTGCTGTCTTGATTATTGCAAAATATCAATATCAAATTGCTTTCGTAGCAGATCAAGAAATTAACCTATTAGCCTGTTTAACTGAAATTATGGTGGAGTGTGAATTTAAATGACCGTTAAATTAATTCGTATGTGGTCTGGTGAAGATGTCATTGCAGACATTGTAGAAGAGTCTACAGACTCAATAGTAATCACAGACCCGATTGTGGCAGTACCGTCACCTCAACAAGGAAATATTGCATTTGCTCCTTGGTCTCCTTTACTTCAAAAAGATAAAATTGAAGTTACTAAAAAATACCTAGTTTATATTGGAGACCCTCAAGAGGAAATTATCGAACAATATAAATCTATGTTTGGTAAAATATCAACTCCTACTAAAAAATTAATTCTGTAATGTTAAAGGTATTAAAAAATCCTGTAACCAGTAATTACACTGAATTAAAAAATTTTATACTTTCAAATGATTTTATTTGGAGATATGATACATCAACTGGTATGCCTTTCTACGGACATACGTTTTTAGAAAGACCAGAAGAGACAGGATTTTCTCAACCTTTATCTGAACTTGTTAATTTAAATTTAACAGTATTAAAAGAAATTATAGATTTCAATAATTTATTTGATAGATATTTTTTCTTGAGATCAAATGTAAATTGTGTGCATCCAGATAATGATAAACAATTTTCTGAACCACACATAGATCATGATTTCCCACATTTCAACTTACTTGTATATTTAAGTGGTGATGGTGAAACAATTGTAGAGGATGAAAAGCATTTTCCAAAAGAAAATGATGTAATTCTTTTTACTGGAAATCATTACATGAAAAGACCAAGTAAAGGTAGAAGAATAATTTTAATTTCTACCATATTTGAATTTAACAAAAACAATGACTAAATCAACTTTCGCTAAAACTAAAGCACAAATTAAATCCTATCAGTATTATATTTTCTGGGGTGCTTGTACCGTTGCTGTGATGGCAGGACAAATTTTTGTGGGTGCAGGTTATCAATCAATGTCTAACTCTGTAAAAGACCTTACTGAAATAATTGAAATTAAAATGGAATGGGAAGAATTAAGAAGAGGTCAAAATAGATCACCTTATATGCCGATGAGTGATTTATGATACCACATCTTAATTTAAATCCTGATTATACATTTGGTATATCAATTGCAGTTATCACTGTTTTGTTAGCTGCGTATGGTGTGTACAAGGGATTCTTTGCTAATGAAAATTTAACTGACCCTTGGGATGACCACGACGATTAATTCACTTAAATCTTATAAAACACCACTTCGTTATCCTGGTGGCAAGTCTCGTGCTTGTAAAAAGATGGAACCATTCTTTCCAGACCTTAGAGATTATGATGTATACTATGAACCATTTTTAGGTGGTGGTAGTGTTGCATTACACATCACAAAGAAATATCCAAATCTAAAAATTGTAGTTAATGATTTGTATGAACCATTATATAATTTTTGGTTGCGATTACAAGTTGATGGAGATTATGTACATAAGGAATTACAACAATTAAAATCAAGATATCCTGATCGTGGTTCTGCGAGAGGATTATTTGAAGATGCAAAGGAAAAATTATATGACCTAGATGTATCAGATAAAGACCGTGCTGTTTGTTTTTATATCATAAACAAATGTTCTTTTAGTGGTCTTACAGAATCATCATCATTTTCAGAACAAGCAAGTGATGCAAACTTCTCAATGAGAGGTATTGATAAACTACCAGTTTATACTAAGTTAATTAGAAGTTGGTATATTACAAATGTTAATTATAAAGTTTTGTTAGGAGATAAAGAAAAAACATTTGTTTATCTTGATCCACCATACGATATTAAGGATAATTTATACGGTAGAAAGGGTTCAATACATAAAAAGTTTGACCACGATGACTTCGCAAAAACTTGTGAAATATATAATTCAGAGATGCTTATAAGTTACAATTCAGATCAATTAGTTAAAGACAGATTTGAAGATTGGAATTGTGCTGAATTTGATTTGACATATACCATGCGTTCAGTAGGAGAGTATATGAGAAATCAAAAAACAAGAAAAGAATTACTTCTCTTTAATTACAATACAGGAGTTTTTTAATGGACGATAGACCATCAGATATGTATCAGGACATGAAGAAACTTAATATGCTTTATGAAGAGATGTGTTGGGATAATGAAGATATCATAGAATTTTATCCCGACTATGAAAACAATACTAT